CTGAAACTCTGCGGACGGAACGCCCTGTCACGCTTATGCCAGCCCTCCCGGCACCGGAGTCTTGATTCATCCAGTATCTCCTCCATTGCGGATTTGGCCCTCTCCAAATTTTTCAGCAGATACTCATTCATTCCGTCCTTTTCCATACAGCGCGAGATTTGGGGATTCGGGATCATAAGGCTCCACGGTGGTAAGGGTAACGGAGGATACGACCACACGTCCGCTCCCTTCGCAACTGGGACAGGTAACGGTACTTACGGTGTCCGTCAGCTCGTCCAGGTTCTCAAGAAAGCCCCGGCCGCAGCATGTGTGGCACAGGACTACATGGGGATGGTCAAACTTCCTTCTTATCATCGCCGGAGAATTCAGGTTTCACATCAGCAGTGTAGGGATAGACATCCATAATGGCGGTCTCGGCCACCGAGCCGATGACATAGTCCGCCAGCGTGCCCTTCATCCCCTCGTCCAGCTTCTTTACGGCATCGCGAAGGTCGGAAGCCTGTACCAGTACGGTAGTGGGGGTCTTTTTCTCCGCTCCGCTTTTTCCGTCCAGCGTGATAAAGAACAGCTTACACTTGAACCAGCGGTCGGCCGCATCTTCCTCAGATGGGAACAGTTCGCTGTAACCGGCGCGTTTGACGCCCGAAACTGTAAATTCACCGTTGATATACGGGTTCATTTCTTCAATAATACGGGCTTCCGCTTCCGTGAAGCTCAGCGCGTCGACCAGATAGGCTTCCGTTACTTTCCTGTTCATGCCGTTCTCCGCCACCTTCTCGTAGCGGATGGAACATTCAAACCAATTGTGCATCATAATTTACATCTTGTTAAATGAGGGTTCTATTCTTTTCCATTGATTGTTTCCGTCCTTTTCCTCGAAGTAGAAGCGGATCACCGTGCCTTCCACCACGTTGCTCTCACGGAAGAGCTGCATGATTTCCGAATATTCGGGGTCGTTGAAGTCATCCTCGAGCTCGTACAGGCGGGAGATGGACTTGTAGTCAAGATCCCCGGCCTCGTTGCGCTGGAGCAGCGACATGGCCAGCTTGTACATGGGGTTGCGCCCGTCATCGCCCTTCTTGCCGATCCATGCGTTCAGGTAGTCCACAAGGCGCTTCTCTGCCACGTCGGCCCTCTCGTCGAAGCCCTTGACCCGGTTCCCCTTGACGGAAACCTTGAAGGTGTCGTTCTTCACCTCGAACCCGAGCTGCTCGTCACGTTTCAGGCCGCCGTACTCCTTCAGCTGGTCATAGTAGGCGGTGACCTCCTTACGGAGCCATTCCTTGAACTCCTGACCGTCCTTGATATACTTGCGGAGCTTCCTCTCCACAGAGGCGAGGAATCTGGCACGCAGCTTCTGGTAGTTCTTCTTTCGGTCCCCGTCCTTTCTTTTCTTTTCGGCCTGCAGCTTGCTTAGCAGGGCCTCACGTTCCTTTTCAGATAAATTCTTGATATCCATATCTGTTCTTATTTATTAGTGAATAAATTCCTGAATAAATCAGGGTCGATTATCTCCTCGTTGCAATCAACGTTCTGTTCTATGGCTGTCTGGCATTCCTAGCAGAGATGGTTCACGGTCATGTGGTTGTTGTATTCACAGAACACCTTCCCGCACAGCCCGCACCGGGCGAACATCGGCTGCACGGTGTCCGCGTCCTCCCGGCAGATGTCCAGCCCTTTGGCGTGGCAATCGGCACACATGTCAGCACATTCCTTTTCGAATTTCGTCTTTTCCATTGTCATCATTGTTATTGTTATTATCGTTTATCCATGCTACCAGAATCCATAACATGGCGTTCAGTGACCATGTTTTCGCCCAGAAGTCATCATTAACTATCATGCCCGTGAAAGCCGAGAGGGCGGATATCACATACACAAGGTGCTTTATTCTCATACCTCCTCCTTCCGTCTTATGGCCTTCAGCTGTTTCAGTGTGGCCTTCAGTTCCTCCAGGTTCTGGCTTGACACCGGCTTCCTGCATCCTCCGTGGCTCTTCAGGAAGGAGGTGATCTTCGCCTTGTTCATCTCGACCTCCACGGGATTGTCGCTTCGGTAGCTCCTGTTGAGAAAACCGATATCCATCGACACACCATAGATGGCTTTGACCAGCGCCAGTTTCTCCCGTCTTTCCGGATCCTTTCTCCCGTTGGGATCGAGCAGCGTCCCGATCAGCCTTGCGGCCTCGCTTTTGTACAACTCCGCGGACGTCGTTGTCCGTCCGCCGCTGAACTGCCGGACAAGATGCCTGTATTCATCCTCGTCCAGCCCGAACTGCCGTCTGAGGCGGTGTATGCACCGCTTCTGGGCGTTTGTCGCGGGTAATTCAATTCTCTTCATCATTATTGCTGTTAAATGGTTCGTCACTGTTCCTGAGCCAGCATCTCTCATAGCCCTCCTTCCAGACCACATAGAATCCTTTCGGACCGGGAACACCACGGCTCATGTACCGGGCGCAGAACCCGTTCACCTCTATGCGGGAGAAGCAGTCCCTCTTGACCCTGTAGGCCACCGTGCCTTGCACCTCCTTCCCCTCCACATGGGAGATGTATACGAATATCTTCTTCCTGTATTTCTTCCTGAGCTCGACCAGCTGTTTGGCGGTGACGTCCATCTCGCCTTCAAGACTCTGCAGGGAGTCAATGATGACCACGTCCGGGGATCTCTGTTTCCCGAGGAATTCGTCAAACTCATCGAAAGTGGGGACCTCGTCCCAGAACAGCATCCCGCTCCTTGACGAATTCATGAATCCGAGCAGGGAGTCCCTGAAATCGGACTCGACACCCATCTCAAGGGAAATGAACAGCACCTTGTAGCCGATACGGTCAAACTCCCTGGCCAGCTGGAAGGTGAAGGAGGTCTTTCCCTGTCCGGACTTGCCGTATACGATCCACGCCCCGGATTTCTGCCTCTTTCCAAAGGCATCCATGAAATCCTTGGAAAAGGGGATGTATTCGTATTTTTTGTTCAATATGTTGTCAAACGACAATGACCTGATCATAAGCCGGCTCCTCCGTTGCTGATTTCCTGTCTGATTACCACATTGTCTATCATTCCCGAAAGCTCGCGCAGGTCATCGGCGAACAATACCTGACGGGGATCGTCCTCACGCGGCTGCTTCTTGACCTTGGGAAGTTTTCCCCATATCTCTTCCGCCGTCTCCCTGTCCTGCACGCCGTTGGCCATACAGATGGCGATGACATCCTTTTTGGTAGCGCCCAGAAGGGTGATGTAATTGCGGCCGAAACGCCCGTCTATCTCGTCATACCCTTCGATACGTCCCACATACCGCCTGATATTGCGCTCCAGCGTTTCCGTGCCGGCCACCAGACACCCCATGCGCCCCAGCGTGTCATCATACAGGGGAATAAGCGTGCACATGGCCGAATGCGTGAGCTTGCCGGCATCATCTATCAGCAGGACGGGCTTATAGGAGGACAGGGAATTCATGTGCGCGATGCACAGGTCCAGCAGGCTGTCATTATCCATATAGCGCGTCACATTCTCTCCCATGGCCTGTGCCAGTTTGGTAAGGAACTTGCGGCTGCTCCATTTGCGGCACTTGATATATACAACCCCCTTGTCACCGCACAGATTGTACAGGTCGATCAGAGACTGGGTCTTTCCGCTTCCGCTGCGGCTGCTGATACATACCCATTTGCTCTTTCTCCTGGCAACCTCGAACGCCCGCTTCACCTGCCGGTAAGAGGTTACGGTATCAACCACATTGCGGGAATTCTCATAGAAATAAAGGCCTGTGGCGATCCTGACCGCCAGGTTGTCGTCATTCGCGCCGTACTTGCCGGAACGGAACTGGGACATCGCCGCATCGGACACGCCGCAGCGACGGGCCAGTTCTGAAGGTTTTGAACCACGTTCTATCAAATTCTCTATGTACTGTTTCAATGCTTCCTTATCCATAATTATGCTGTTTTTAAAGTGTTATTAAATCATCTTGAAAAATTCATGTCGGCGTCGTCCCATTCGTAATCGTCATCCGCAAGAGGGGACGGAACCCTGAGAGGTCCGGGCGCAATCTCTTCAAAATCCACGTCCTCCACCGTCTGGCCGCGCGCCTCGTACTTGCGGTCCTTGTGCCGTCCCCGGCTGTCGGTGAGCAGGGCGCGGTCCAGCAGGCTGTTGCTCTTGAGAAGCGGGTTCCGCTCCTGCATGGCGGTTATCACCTCGTCCACCTGCTCCTGTCTGGCCACATACCGCCGCTCGAACTGCCGGTTGAACTCGTCCACCTTCCTGCGGTGCTCGAAATGTTCGGGTTTCTGGTCGATCAGGGCCATCGGTGTCTTCATGTCACGCTGCAGGAGGAATTTCAGGTCCCCCGTTTCCTTTGCCAGCCGGTGCCCTTTGGTGGATTCGGCATTGACGATGAGCACCTGCGACAGATCGTCGGGATCGTAGTGCACGGACCAGTCCTCGTGGAAATGGTTGCGCAACTCCATGTTGAAACTCTCGTAATTGATCCTCTCCCCGAAGAGCTCGATCAGCAGCCCCTTGCCGGTGAGCCGGTTGGTGCGCCCCGTCGTGTCGCCCATAAGAAACAGGTATTCCTCATCACAGAACGGCATCCGGCGTTCCATGGGGGTGCGTTCCCATGCGGCCATGTACGCCTCCAGCTTCTTGGCCCGCTCCCTTTGCATGATACCGTGTATCTGCGCCAGCACGCCCTCCTCGTCGGGGATCAGGTGGCGGTTATAGTTCAGGATCTCTATATTGGGCTGGGAGCCGCGCTTGCTGTTGATGTTCACCCCGCTCCAGTTCTTCTCCAGCTGGTAGTACGTCTTGTTCAGATAATTGAAGTAGGGCTCGATGATCTTGGCCTTGGCGTTGTGGAGCGCGGCGGGGATGTAGTGCACCGTCATCGCCTCATAGAACGGAACCATCACCCCCTTCTGGTAGTTGTCACTCTGCAACTGCAGCGGCTTGTACCGTGCACCGAACAGTTCCCGGGCGTGCTTGATGGCGTTGCGCAACGCCTCGCGTATCAATGCCGGGCTCTCATGGTCGCCGACGGCGTATCCTATCGGGTACTTGCCGCAGGCGTCCAGCACAACCACGATGGTCTTGCGGTTGTGGTAGGTGGTTTTCTTGTAAGTCCTTGTCTCACCGTTCACCTTTTTGTCCATCGGCTGCCTTTTCTGGTAGACCAGTTCCACGTCCCATCCGTCCAGTGTCCAATAGGTCATGGCGGTCTTCGGAGCCTCGCGCTTGTGCTGCATCTCGAGGGAGTTCCTCAGCGCGGCGGTACCGCGCTGGTGCCCCAGGGTGGTGGATTCCATCATCTTCCGGTACCTGTCCACCGTGACAGGGCTCTTGATTTCCGGTTTCCCCAATATGGAGGCTATCTTGTTGTACTGTTCCATGATCTGTGCGTTATTCAAGTTCATATGCTGGGAAAGCAGCTTGTGCATGATCGCCTCGTCCTCTTCGTCCCGTATCAGGGCGGCGGACGTGTTGCCCTTGTTCTTGTGCACCAAAG